CAGTAGGCACAAACGGTCAAACACTCGTGGCGGATAGTTCCACTTCAACAGGTTTGAAATGGGCTACTGCATCTGCTGGTGGCACTTTCGCTGCTTGGACACCAACTTGGACAGGTGTGACAGTAGGTAACGGAACAGTTACTGCACAATACGCAGAAGTAGGAAGTTTAGTTTATGGCATCTTGAAACTAGAATGGGGCAGCACAACTTCACAGGCAGGTGACGCAATTTTCAGTTTGCCAGTTACTGGTGTTCACACAACTGTATTAAATTGGGGCACTGGTATTATCTCAAAGGCTGGTCAGGCTCAAGTTTGGTGTGGGTTGGCTATGAACTCAACGACAACAATGGAAATTCGTTACACTTACGCGGTAACAAGTCCAGACAGAGTAAGAATGAACAGCATTAACGCTGGTTTCCCATACACAATGGCAAATGGTGACAGTTACGGTGTCACATTCTGGTACAGGAAGGCATAATAATGACAAAAAATGATTTAATTGCACAATGCAAGGCTGAAAATCCACAGATGTTTCAAACAGTCAATGACGAAACTATTGAGTTAGTTGGTCAGGATTATGAAAAGGCTTGTTCTGATTGGGCTGAAATGCGTTTAACGCAGATTGCATTGGAAGATGAATTGGCAGCAGTGCAAGCAGACAAAGCAACATTATTAGCCAAATTAGGCATAACTGCCGATGAAGCAAAGTTACTGCTTTCATAGTGGAACACTTGACTAAGATAATTGCTCATGAAGCCAAAATTATCTAAAGCTGCTATTCAGTTAAGAGAGCAGTTAGATGATTCCTTCCCAGATCGTGACAGGGCATCGGATGGTTGGGTCGGTGATACCCGACACGCTGCTCGCAAGTCTGATCATAATCCAGATGAGCAAGGTTGGGTTCGTGCCATTGACATTGACGCAGATTTATTCGGTGCAGGGGTCAAACCGCATATCATGCCAGACCTTGCAGATCAGCTTCGAATCAGTTGCAAGTCTAAGGCAGAAAAGCGCATCTCGTACATTATTTTTAACGGCAGGATTGCGTCTCCCGTCCTTAACTGGAAATGGCGCAAATACACAGGGGCTAACAAACACCTTCACCACATGCATGTCAGCTTTAAAAAAGAAGCTGACTTACTGGGTGAGTTTTTTCAGATACCTATGTTAGGCGGAGAATAATGAATGAACTAAAGACAGCAGCAGGTTCTTGGGCTAGAGCCTTCTTAGTAGCAGTAATCTCAATGGCAGCTGCTGGGGTCACAGACCCTAAGGCTCTTATTGCAGCAGGTGTTGCTTCTATCCTTCCACCAGTTATGCGCTATCTCAATGTTAATGATCCCGCTATGGGAATCAAGAAGTGACGCAGCAGGACTTTTTTACTTTTTATCTAGCAACTCTTGGAGTCATTGGGGGTCTTGCTGGTTATGTGATTACCCACTTGTTGTCTGAGATTAAAAGACTCAACACACGAGTCGATGAAATCTATAACATCTTACTAGACAGGTAACATTCTGCTATGGCAAGAAAAGCAACTAAGGCTTTAGAGGATCAAGGTTACTCAGCTCTCGATGCTTACTGCATTGGAGTTTATGAGTATTTTTGCAGTCTTAAAAGGGCAGGCTTCAAAGAAGATATAGCCTTGTTTATGATTACTGAGCCTCAGTCTTATCCTGCATGGATATTGCCTGACCCTGTCGATCCAGAGAAGTTCGGCAACTACGAAGATGAGGACGATGACTAAAGCGAGATATTTAATTATCAGCGACCTTCAGATACCTTTTCATCATGAAGCAGCTGTAAAGAATCTCATTAAGTTAGTAAAGCGGGAGAAGTTTGACCTCATCTTAAATACAGGCGATGAGCTAGATATGCAGAGCCAGTCTCGCTGGGCGCAAGGTACTAAGTTGGAATGGGAAGGTACGCTAGATGCTGACAGAAGCCTTGCGCAGGATATTCTCTATGAACTCGGCACAACAGATGTCACTCGGAGCAATCACACAGACCGCCTATACCACACACTATTACGCGCACCTAGCCTCATCGGATTACCAGAACTGGAATACGCAAAGTTTATGGACTTCGCTGGACTCGGAATCCGCTTCCATAAAAGACCATTCGAGTTTCATAAGGGATGGGTCTTAGTCCATGGGGATGAAGGATCAATGAATAGCAATGCCGGACTTACAGCTCTAGGGTTGGCTAAGAAGTTTGGCAAGTCTGTCGTCTGTGGTCACACTCACAGGGCAGGCATTAGTGCCTTCACAGAGGGCATAGGAGCCTCATACAGGACTCTTTGGGGCTTAGAGGCAGGAAATGTCATGGACAAGAAGAAAGCCTCTTATCTCAAGGCTGGGAGTGCTAATTGGCAGATGAGCGTGGCAGTCATTGAGACACATGGAGACCGCGTTAGCCCGATGCTAGTGCCTATAAACAAGGATGGGTCATTTACCTTATATGGACGACTTTACGCTTGATGTAGTACGCACCATTGACACGATGATTGATGAGGCAGATTCGTTACCATATCGTTATCAAAATGTGCTTGATTAGTCTGGGCATTGTGCAACACTAATCCTGTAGCCAATCGAGGGCATTGGCACAGATAGGTACAAAAATGACTACAGCTTCACTATTTATCAAAACACTAGAATCCGGTACTAAGGTTTATGTTGCAGGTTGCGTTGTCTGCAACATGCCGCCTAAAAACAATAAGGGTGACTTTCTTGGTCGGTGCGAACACTGCACCGAGAAGGTGGGTGCATAATGACCAACAATGACAAGCTGCTTATTATATGCCTTATTGGGGCAGGTATTAGCTTTATCATATGGGCGTTACAATCATACAAAGAAGCCTATGATCGTGGCCATCGCGATGGATGGCATAAAGGCAGAGCTGTGAATCGCTCGGAGTTCTGGTCAGAATGAAACATGCAGAGATACTTAGTTCTGCCACTGATCTATACAAAGACAGAGGACTCGCTTACGGTCACCCAAGTGACAATATGGCACGAGCAGCACGACTTGTCAGTGCCTACCTTGAAATGCCAGTGGAAGATTACCAAGTCGCAGTTATCTTATCGCTGGTCAAAATCGCAAGGACAATCGAAGATGGATCAAGAGTCGATTCATGGATTGATGGAGCCAGTTATCTAGCAATCGCTGGACAACTCAAGACAGAGGAGAATGCACTCTATGTTTAATTTAGCCGATTACGAACCAGTAGAGGTGAGACTTGAAAAGTTTATTAAGGACTATCCAGATTTTCGTATTAGCACTGAGTTGGAAGTTGTGGAAGCTAGTAGATATATTGTTAAGGCATATCTCTATAAGACTAGCCAAGATAGCATCGCATGGGCGACAGGGTACGCGGAAGAAACAGTTAGCACTCGCGGGGTCAATCAAACTTCTGCATTGGAGAATTGCGAGACATCTGCTATTGGCAGAGCACTTGCAAATGCGGGTTATGCTCCTAAAGGAAAGCGTCCTAGCAGAGAAGAAATGAGCAAGGTTGCGCCTAATCATCCTGCGCTTAAAGTAATTAAGGATCAACAGAAGCCTGCACCACAGGACATTAAAGAAGGCGATGTAGATTACTGGACTACACCGATTGGCGCATCTGTCAAGACCACACTTGCACCAGTAACACTGGACGCAGCCATGGCAACAGTGACAGAGATTCTGGGAACGGCAGAAGCTATGGATGCACCTAGTTGCAATCATGGCCACATGGAATGGCGTACTGGCCATTCTGCTAAGACTGGTAAAGATTGGGCTGGGTTCTTCTGTGCCACCAAGGGTCAAAGTGGTGGGATGGATAAGTGTCCAACGCATTGGTATAACCTAAGTAGTTCGGGCAAATGGGAACCACAAAAGGCGAGGGTATAATGGGATACATAGAAGTTCATACACCTTATGGCTGGGTCAATCTTGAGGATGTTCCACTGTTCAATGAGATACCTTGCCAGTTATGTAATGCACCTACCATGATTCACGATCTAACATTCACAGTAGCTCAGGACGGCTTGATTAAACCTTCAGCGACTTGGCAATGTGGAAAGTGTAAGACTGTCAATGGATAAGGAAACGCTACTCATGATTTTGACATTAGCTCTATTCATTGGCGGCATTGCAATGGGCTACATGGCTGGGATGAATCATTAGTCAGCAAAGAAAGCACAGAGGTTTTCGCACAGAGCGAGTTGTAGCTGAGTACCTATCGACTCAGTGGCAGGGCGCATGTGTGGGAAGGGGTAGTGGCAAGGATATTGTCAATGTACCGTTTGATGTTGAAGTCAAAGCCCGCGCTGGATTTCAACCGCTTGCGTACATAAAGCAATTAAAGGCTCGGACATCCATTTCGGGGGAATTGGGATTCGGAGTCATACGGCTAAATGGGCAGGGAGAAGATGCAGCGGAGTATGCCTGCATCATCCGATTAGCTGATCTCTTGCCACTACTCATATTAAAGTACGGACACTTAGATAAAGAACCTAAAGAGACTGACATCGAACGATGCAGCTGTGGTTCATGGATGATTGGGAGATGCCTTACATGCCAGCCTACGATTACAAATGTGGAAGATGCGGATTAAAGAATGAGCTGCATCATGGCTGGCACGATAAACCAACAGTTCTATGCACTTATTGCAATGAACCTATGATCAAGTTAATCAGTCCAGTGGGAGCAATCTTTAAGGGAACTGGTTGGGGCAAAGATAAATAGTTATTAACATCTGTGGATAAGTAGGGGCAGAACTTCACTTCACGCTTAGTTAGGACACGAGTTATGCACATCATTGACACGCATGGTACGCTAACGGCGCAGAGCCTCTCAAAGGCTCACCGCAAGCCCTATCGGGGCGCAGCTTGCGGGGTGCTAGTAGCTATTGGGATAGCTCTATTGCTAGTGCCTAGAGCAGGTAGCTCTGAATCAGTGCAACAAAAAGAATACATAGACTATAAGACTTATGCGTTATATCTATTAGACTTTAATCATAAAGAGTATGTCTGCTTATTAAAGCTATATGGTAAAGAATCAGCATGGAATCCATTAGCAAAGAATGGTAGTCATAATGGTATTCCTCAAGGTAGAAGTCAATGGCTTGCAACCCAAGATGGTTGGTCTCAGGTACGATGGGGGCTTGACTACATAGGCCATAGGTATGGTGAGCCTTGCATTGCATTAGATCATTGGAGAACTAAAGGGTGGCATTAGACAAGCTGAACTCAAGACGCTATCGAGTTCATAAGCAGCGAGTGTTCGATAGAGATGGACGCATCTGTCGCTACTGTGGCAGTGATG